TTAATTGCGGTAAAACTTTTTAAGACACTCAAGGTTTCGTTAGAAAATTTCATTATATAAATTTCTCCTGGTTAATGAATGTATATTATAACACACTTTCATCTATTTGTCAACTGTTTTGTAAGACTTTTTATTAGAAGTCGAGTCGGCAGTTGCGGTTACACCAAGCTCTGCTATAGAGCCCATTCCGCCTTGAAAGATGTGAGTGCCAACGTGGTTCAGTTGCATCCAAGGACACATCCAAACTTTTAGGTCGGCAGCACGTGCTTTATGGCAGAAAAAGTAATCTTCTGAAAGATAGCGCTTGGTTTCGGGGTCGATAACACAATCGAAAAATGCTGTAATTTCTCTTGTACCATCAAATTGTTCTGTGCGTGCGTGGTCAGGTAGGTATGATAACTCAGGGTAAGCTTCTTTGTACTTCATTAGTACATCCCTTGGTATCAACATAAATCCTGTGCCAGCTTCTTGTACTTCAACTGGTTCTGATAATTTGAATTGCTTCATTCCTTTAACAGGATTAAATACAAAGTCAGATGTGAACCTAGCTAATTCAAATGGATTCTCATCTGCTTTACCCATTTGAGCCGCCTTAGCAACTTTTTCCCAAGCAATTGTTTTCTTAGGATATGGTCCTGTTACGATCTGATATTTGTCTGGATCTTGTAGATGTACACCAAGTAAAGCTAGAGCATCTTTAGGATTAAATGCGATATCAGCGTCAATGAATAGTAAGTGAGTACAATCAGATCTTAAGAATTCATCTACAATATAGTTACGTGCTCTTTGCACTAAGCTCTCATTAAATAAGAAATAATATTTTAATGGAATACCATGAGTAGAGCACAACATACTCAAGTCATTAGTTGCTTTGGTATACATACCAGTAGCTTGGCCACCATACATTGGCGTACCAACGAAGATACTATATTTTCTTAGCTCTTCGGTTTTAATTTCAATTTTCATTAGATTTGCTCCATGTCGTTTTCAGCTCTAGCGATCGCTTGTAGTCTAAGTACATCTGCTAATACATCCCAAGAACTATCGTGTTGTTTAAATGTTCTTTCCCATAGTTTATCATCAGCGATCGGGCAGAAACCGTTTTTCGTGTCAAAATTAAATTTGGCATCAATATAAGTTCGCATATCACGCACCATATAATATTTTAAATAGGTGTTGAGATGGTTACCTCTTTTTTGACTATCAAAAAGTCTTGTCAATATTACCGGATCAAAAGCATTACCTCTTGTCCACCAATGACCGATATTCTCATCAACAACTAAATTATGAAAATTGGATACGAACTCTTTAACAGTTAAGTCTTGCTGTGTTGGTTTGACACGAGCACGTACTTCTTTATCTTGCTTAGACCAAAATTCTAAAACAGAATCTTCGATCTTATATCCATAATCTTTTACTTGCTCTTGAACATTCAATTTAAATCTACGAGTCTTACTGATATCTTTCAGACCATAAGGGTTTTGTGTAAACTCATCCCAATCGAAAATCATAATCGAACAGTCAACGACTGCACAAGTGGATGGGTCAACACCCATTGTTTCAAAGTCAAGTACTAGGTTTTTCTTTTTCATTATGTCATAAACTCTGTAATATCTACTGATGATATCGTATCACGAATTCTCTGTGATAAATTATCTTGTAGCATGTAGGTTGCGTCTTCCATAGGAAGTTTACCTTCAATCGCTGCTTTAACTTGTGTAGCCATATCGTTAGCAGTTTTAAAAGGTACATTTTGGCAGATGTGATTGATACTCTTAGTAGGATCAAGTAATTCATAATCATCAGGGAGACCCATGATGTTCATAGCTTCTCTATAACTTATGTACCTATCTTCTACTGGGTGAGCCAGAACGTGAGGCATATGTACAACAAATGCACCAATGTGTTTTACTGGAATAATTGTACCACGCCACATTACACCTTTACCAGTCTTAAGCTTCTCGTATCGTCTCATACACTTTTCAGCTTCTTTCTCAAGGCCTTGGCCTCTCATGTATTCTGCAATTTCTTTGTAATTAGCTTGTCCCTTATAATCACCAAGAATCATTTCACTTTCAACATTAAAGGAAGGCTTCGTGAAGGTTTCATCTTCTCTTAACTCTTTAGCAAATTCTGCATGAGTCATTCCGCCTTTGATTTCTTCTAAGAAGTACTTGTAGTAAGGATCATCTTGAGATGGAATCTTTTTACAAATTGCTTCAGTCTGGAAATTACTCTTTGTTTCCATTAACAATTCAGCGATCGTTGGATAATCTTTTTTAAAGTATTCAAACTTTGGTATCTTATTATTAAATACATCTCTTTTCCAAAAGAAGTAAAACGAACGTCTTCTAATTTGTGGGTTACCATGTAGTAATGACTTAGTCATATAGATCGACATATTATAACCAGCTGCGTTAGCAATTTTGAGCATTTTCTTTCTCATAAATGTACCAACGGTCGTAGCTAATGCGGGTGCGTTCTCTCCCCACAATACTTTAGGACCAATTTCATTTAATACAAACTTAGTAGATTTTTCCAACCATTGATTATTTGGATTATCTTCTCCATAAGATGAATGGTAGCTTGACAGACCTGCACAAGGACATACTGACGATACAACGTCAACTTTACCGTATGATGATGGTGCGTCTTCACCGTCAATAACATGATACGGGATATCATGGCCTTTTTCTTTATAGTAGTTTAACAAATGCGCTTCGTTAGCTTCAAAACCACCATAGGTCATAATATAATCTGGTACGTTTCCGTAAGCTTTATCTGATGCTAGTATCTCTCCACCAATCAGTGGTATAATTCCTGCGTGTTTCATAGTATAGCCTCTAATTCCTGCATCTGTACTTTCTTGTTAAGCGGGTGATTATCGTACAGACATTCTTTTTGAGCTTTACCCAACCGCGTTTTTTCTTCAATAGTCATAGCTTCAACACTCGCAAGAGTATTACCAACGTATGCTTCTCCGTATACTGCACCTTCTTTATCTGAACATACAAGTATAGACTCTACATCTGCTACTTGTTGAACACGAGATCTCCACCAACCTGAACCAGCATGATAATACTCTGGCATCATACAACCCCAGTTTTCATTATAGATTCTACACATATCAGGTTCTTTAACACGGAAGGTTTGGATACCAGCAGTGAGTTTGGTTTCTCGTCTTGGGCCAAAATTCAATACGTCCCAAGTAGGTTTTTGTTTGTTAAACCAAGGCATGGTTTTACTTTGAACGATAGATGAGAATACCCATTGTAATTTCTTTTCTTCGGGTGGAAGAATAATTGGCTCATCATCAAAGAAACTTAGAATACCTGGATCTTCTCCATAGTTATTCTCAGGCCTACGATTTAGGTTGTAAGGATTTGGGTTGTAATTAACAATGTCACCTTTATAGTCAAGCTTAAAGGCGTTGTTGTCACCCCCGTCAAAAGAACAGAGAAGCAATGTATTTGTTTTTCTGTTTACAATTTCACAGCCGTCAATGAATGTATCAATATGATCACCAAGCTTTTCAAGTTTAGTATCACCTTTATAGAGGTCAGCCAAGTATTTGTTTGTTCCATACTCTAGGAACGGTTTACCTGTTTCTTTCCACTCTTTAAGATTCTCTTGGTATAGTTTAAACGATACAAATACTTCACGTACTTGCCAATCGTCGTTTCCAAGAATAGCGTCAGGCCTTGCTTTGAGTACATATAGTGCGTCAAAAGCATGGTGACTAAAGGATTTTACAGATGATAGATACACAATTACTTTATCGTAGGCAGTTATGTTCTCACCAATACTCACGGTTCTTTGGTCGACCTCGTGTCCCATATCTTCAAGACAGCGAATCAACGAATAGTGTGAGTTTAGGATTTTGAGTTCTTTACCAAGAAAGTAATCACGAGTACATTGCTCTTTGTTAAAGCCAGTGATTAAGATTTTCATTCAATTTCTCCATAATTATCAAAAGAAGCTACTTAGAGAAGCTTCTGCATTATTATTATCTATTATAACACATTCTATAGTTTTGTCAACTACTTTTTCAATATTTTTCTTCCATGCCTTAAGAGAGTGTTTTTCTTTAGTCATTTCAGAGATTTCAAGTCTCTGTTCAAAAGTAGTTTTGTTTAGCGATCGTACGATATCTGCAAGGTCGTTACCTTTTACTGACGTTCGTACTTTCGTTATATGTTTATTTATGACCGGTATCTGCTCGGATGCATGGGTATCAGTTGAGTTAGTAACTAACACCATGGGTAAGCCATGAGCTAATGCTTCAAGAGCAGTAATACCCCAAGTCTCTACAGGACAAGTTGAAATATAACATCCAGCTTGTGCCATATAAGCCATAGTGTCTTTATAAGACAAACCACGAATAACTTCATTTGGTTTTTCCCAAGCTAAGTTGTCTTCGTGATATTTAAGATGGTCACCGTATAGTAATTCAGCTACGTGAGAAGTCAGTACAACATTATGTAATCCTGAGCCGTTTAGTTTCTTAGGCATCCAAAATGGATTCTTTGTCTTATCAGTACGGCCTACAGTAACTGCATCGTAAGTACATTCAAGCACCTTCTCATCGCCCATACTAAAAGCAGAATCAATAAAATCTACAATCGGTAGTGGTTTACCTTCAACCCTTTGGCTAAGTTTATCCATACCAATATGTTGATGTCTAGATACGAATGCAACTACTCCACCATTTGCTTGAAACTCATGCATCTGTTGCATGTGACCAATTTTAGAAATACCACCAGCGGCAGTATGACTAATCCACAATATAGGTGTATTAGTTTTTGCTTGTAATCTAGTAGTAAGTGGTGCGTTATCATAATTAACAATAACAACATCTGGTTGGTAAGTATCAATAGCAGCAGTGATTTTATCAGTCACTCTACGCTTCTTTCGATCTTCATCTGTAAAATGTACAGGGATTACATCGTCAAAGTTTTGATAGATTAATTGAGCAAATCTCTCAATTCCACCGATAACAACAGAGTCTGTAATCTCAATATTGTTTCTTGTAAAGTATGGTAGAAGTATTCTCATTGTTCAGGTAGTTCTCACTGGTACATTATAAAGGTGTGTTTATATATTATATTATTTATGAAGTTCTGACACCGTAGGTCCTTGTAGGAACTCTGTGTCGACTCCAGCTTCAACAAATAGATTAAGAGATTTAGAAAATGAAGCAACCCATTTCTCAGGAATGTTTCCATCAGTTGCCATAACAACTCTTTTAACACCAACTTGAATGATACCTCTTGCACAGTCGTTGCACGTTGGTAGTCCCCAAACATAAATGGTAGAATCTTTTAAAGATGTACCACTGTATGTAGCGTTGTATATTGCGTTCATTTCAGCGTGAATTACTGTTTCGTATTTCACTTCTTTATCTTCGTAACGTTCAGGAGTATCGGCTATTCCCTTAGGAAAGCCATTGTAACCTGTAGCTAATACTCTACGTTCGTCGTTTACAATTACTGCACCAATTTGTGTACTTGGATCTTTTGACCAAGTAGCTACTTCTCGGGCTAGTCTTGCAAATCTTGCATCCCATTTACTAGTCATTGGTTATTAACAAGCTCATCTATAAAGTTAAAGTGTCTTTCGTACACATGGAAGTTAGAAGCTGTCCAGATTAGATTACCAGGCTCTACACCGAGAGCAAAGGCAAGATCATTTTGAACATACTTAGCCCAAGCATAATCATTATTATAGCCGAATACAGCATCGTTGGATCTCATCAAATAGTGAGATTCAAGTTTACCATCACGAATATAAAATGTATTTGCATATGTACACATAAAGTCGTTCATACCATCACGTGACATGTCAACGTGCATCGATGGACGATTGTAGATCATAGTAGCTCTACGGCTGTTTGGATTATTCTTTAACTCACGTAGAACATTATGATATTGGCTACCATTCTCTTTTGAGTAGATACACCAACCATAATTTGAATTAATCATACCTTCAGTAGAAGCAATTGATTTCCAAATCTGTGGTGTCTCACCAGGTATATCATTAACATTTAACGATTGTGATTTGTACCACTCAAGTTCACGTTCAATATACTTGTAAGCTGGTTTACGAATAACATAATCTTCATCAGCGATAAATGTAGCGCCAATCATTTCAATAGTCTTGGCGCCAGTTCTGTCGATAACAAAATCTTTAGCTAGATATTTGAAAGATAACTCTTTTCTTATATTAGCGACAGTCAACATTAAATGATCTCCAACAACGCTTCCATATCTTCAGCTTCGGTTACAACTGAACTGATGTTTTGCCTATGAAAAACTCTTGCAGCTTTTCTAAGGGTTGCTTTAGGAATATCAACGTCTTCTGCAAGACTTTCAATTGCTTCTTTCTGAAAAGATCTTTCTGATTCCTGTCTTAGGAAAGAATTGCTGATCTCGTCAAAGCAGCCACGGATGCGTTTTTTGTCTTCGTCGCTCGAAGGTAATATAATATTGCTCATAATTTAGTAGTCCTGTTAAATACATCTTTAGTTGAATCCTGACCTTTAATACCGTTGCGACAGTAAGAGACAAAGAAACTTGAATAGTTAATTAAATCTTTTGCTGAATCTTCAAGGGACTCAAAGTTAGGAAGGTAATCGTCTGACTGCATTGCTTCCATTACTGATTTCATACGTAGCATTTTTGCATGCATGATATCGTGGATAGTTGTAATGCCATTCGGATAATAATCTGCTTGTTGAACAGTCGAGTTTGGATTCTGATAATCTCTCGACTTTTTCAATTGAAGGTCGACACACTCTTGAAGTACATCAACAGAAACCGGAACAATACCGTTGGTACTTACGGGCTCTTTACTCATTGATTTCACCTTTTTCATAATTTAGGGTATTATTATAACACATTTTACTGTGTTTGTCAACAGTTATTTTAAACAACTTTAGGCGGTATAGGTGCAGAGAATGATCCAATAGAACTTCTTTTATCTTCTGCTTCTGCAAGTTTTGAAATTTCGCCATCTAGCGTTTCAATGATACCAGGATGTTCAGCTACACCAACTCCGTTTTCAAGCAATATAGATATATTTGCTGTATGCTCTGCAATCTGCGCATCGTATTTTAATTTCAGCGCGTTAATTAATGATTCTTTTATTTCCATGATCTCTATCTCCTATAGATCTTTAAATTTACCGTGATTTCCTTCATGAGAAGGCGGATACCAGGATTCTGGTTTAATTAGGTCAGGTACTCCGAGTGGATTCGGTCTTGATGGTTTTTCTCCAACCTCTTTGTTCATATTTGCTTTTAGTACTTCGTCCCAAGCTTTATAGGGATCGACACCAAAAGCGTCTAGTGTACCGATAGCAACAACACACAGATCAATTAATCCATCAACAATTTCTTCTGCGTCATGTTCAGCCACGGCTTTACGTGTTTCATCTAACTCTTCGTTTAAAAATTCAACACGAAACTTTAGAAACTCTAATAGTTTCTCGGGATTATTTTCTACCCATTGCCTTGTAAGATATTTACCTTGCATTAGGTGTATATCTTCTACCCAATTCTTACTCATACTAATTCTCTCAATTCAGTAAATCCGCCAATTGCATTCCCATCCTTTGTTATTTGTGGAAAGGTTCTTGCAGTTGGAAACTTTTCAAAAAATTCATCTTGTTTGTAATCAACATCCAAGGATTTATATACGAAGTCCAATCCTTTGGACTCGCAAAGTTGTTTTGCCATATTACAATAAGTACAGTTAGTCTTTCCGTATATTTCTATCATGGATTATACCAACTTAAGTGAACTAGAGTCTGGCATTATTAGGCCTGTAGTAGCTTCGATTACTTGCTTCTTTAACTCAGGTGCAGGTTCTACTGTGAACATTACATGAGCTTCACCAATAACAACTGGTTCACGAGTAGCATAAGGTACGAATGGAACCATTCCAATTTTACCTTCTCCAGCTGGTACTAATAGGATCGCGTCTGATAACGTGTAAAATCCTTTCTCATAGGCTACTTTAGCAACAACTTCTTCACCTGTTGATAGCCTTACTATTTGAATATCTTTCATATTTTTCTCCGATGTGGGGTATATTATAACACATTTAGAACCATTTGTCAACCAAAAAATGAATCTAATGTATCTTGTTTCTCTCCAGTCCAGCCAAGAGGCGATATGATATTTTCAATAGGACTAAGGAATACTTTGTTAAATTGTGTTTCGTAGTCGATGTATTTCTCTAGGCCAAATTCTTTTGGTAAAGCGCTTGGAAATGAGATTACATTCTCACGAATTGGGTTTGGTACTTTAAGATAAACATATTTGATCTTATCGCCACCTTTAACAGGTTCAAATCGCTTAGTAAGCTTTTTCTCTGCAAGTTGGTGGTTAAATAAGATACAGCCACGAACATGTATAGGACAACCTTTGTTATAAAGAGTTGTTCTGTTTTCGTATTTCTGTATGTTATCAGTACCAGAGTTTCTAGCAACTGATTCAGCTGGTAGTTTGTAAAACTCTTGTCTAAAGTTTTCAATGAAGGCTTGAGTTTGTTCTTCACCTTCGTTTAGAATAACACTGAAGATCTCACGCATTTTATCACGGCAGACTTCAGGTGTGCTTGATCGTACAGACTCAAGTCCTGTTACACTGATCTTTGGCTTTTCATAATGAACACCTTCAGAGTTGAGGGTATTCAGTATATAACGTTTCTTGGCAATAAAGATTGCTCGATCGTTAATCTTCTCTCGTTTCATTACCATGGCATTACGATAGGCGCCCATGTCAGATGCAAGTCGTTCGTAGCCTTGTTCAATGACCTCTTCGATCTTAGACTTGCAGACTTTATCTAGGAACTCTTCGCCTTCTTTACGATCAATGACAGTAGTACCATATACCTTTTCGATCAAAGGAGCGAAGTCAACATAGATAGAGTCGGTGTCGATATAGATGATATAATCATGTTTATCAGTTTTGAGTACCTTGTTGAGATATTCGTTTACAGACTTTTGAGCATATCGAATCGAGAGTTGACCGGATGTTGTAATAGCTTCTGCCATTTCTCCAATATAATATAAGAAGTAGATGTTTGCTGTAGCTCCGTAGAGTGAGTTCATCGAAATCTTAATAGACATTTGAGAATTGTGTAAGTTATTAGCTTCGGTTTTAAGTCGTTTCTTTTCTCTAGGATCAGTTTCAACCTCGAGCTGTTGTTCAACCGCAAGCATCTGCTGTTTGATAATAGCACGTTCGTCGTAGTACTCTTGAATAATGCCCGGGATAATACCGATTTTTTCATTACTAAAACATACACCATTAGCACCAACTGACATACCATTTTTGTTTTTAAACTGACCATTAAGTACCATGTCTTGAGTTACATGCTCACGTTCATCTGGCATATAGGTCTCAGGTGACATATTGTATTGTAGCATTAAGTGAGGATACAGAGAGTTCAAGTCAAACGATACAACCCATGGATACAAACCAGGTTTTGGATCTTTAACATAACCACCTACAAGGGCTGCGCCACGGCGGCCGGGTGACTCTTTGATCGGTGGAACAATTTTGTCTTTCATTAATCGTCTGTAGATAATAGATTCCCATATACCAACAGTACCGAAAGCGTCTTGATAGTTTACACCGCCACCATAAGCAACTGTCATAACAAGAGCGAGTAGAGATGTTTCTTCTTCCATTCTTACAATGAGCTGTGTGTCTTTTAAGTTATAGTCGAGATAAAGTTGTGGGTTCTTTTCGTATAAGTCGTTTAGATTACCGTACTCAGAGTAGTCAAGTTTCTTCTCACCAAGAATAACGTGAGCAATATGGTCAAGTTTAAATGATTCTTGAGGGCCATACTTATAACCGAACTTCTTAAAACAATCCATATAGTCAATAACAGAAACACCTGAGATGTTGTAAGAAGATTGCATCTTACCAAAGAACTCTCGATTGTATTTGTTAACGTTTTTCCAAGGACTGAGTCGAGCCGCAACATCTTCACCCATCAAGCTCATAATACGAGTTACAAGGTATTGAATATCAAAGTATTGAACGTTCCAACCTGTTACAATATCAGGATAGTCTGCTACCCATATCTCAACGAAGCGTCGAAGTAATTGTATTTCTGAATCAAATTTAATAAAGACAATATTGTCTGGATCAATACCAGTAACAGTCTCCATCTTATCGTAATCTTTACGACCGAGCAAGAAGTACTTATTACTTTTAGAAGACTTGTAAGCGATCGATGTGATCTCTTTATCTGCTAGTTCAACATTAGGATAGCCATCAGCGATATCAACCTCGATATCAAATGATACTATATTAACATCTTTGAAATCATATTTGATATCGTCAGGATAGCTTTCTTGTATGAACTGTGTAATGTAATTTGTATTACCAAAGATCTTCATGTTGGAAACACCTTTGTATTCCTCGATGAAGTCTTTGCTTTCAGCCATAGAACCAAATTGGTGTGGACTGATTTTGTAGTTACCTTTGAGAGCCGTGTAGCCCTCTTCGCCTGCTTTGGCGCTGCTTAGATAGAGTGTTGGTTTATATGGTACTTTGTACGAGAAACGCTTACCGTTCTCATAACCACGCCATAGAATGTTTTTGCCATATCGCTCGACTGAGGTGTAGAATGATGTCATCATATTTTTCCATATTATAAGGGTATATTATATCACAGTTCTGGGCCATTGTCAACCTTTTTATGCAATCTCACTGAAGTTTTTTACCTTGGTGAACGTGATAGAAGTGTCAAACTTCTCAACGAACTGATCGCCTCTGTGTGATATAACAAATACATTATCATCAGCGTTGAGACTGTGTAATGTTTCAATTAGACTCTCGATACCTACACTGTCAAGTGCACCATCTAAAGTCTCGTCAAGTATCAGAAGGTTAGTAGATACCGAATTGCGTAGCTTAGCGACTGATCGCCACGTCAACATAATTGCAAGTGTGATACGTAGCTTCTCACCTTCTGAGAAAGAAGCATAAGAAAACTTATCACGGAAACGAGATTTGATTACTTCATTAAAGTTCTCATCAAGTTGAAAGTCAACAAAGAGATCAAATGCTGCTAAATACTTATTGATAAGCTTGTTCATAACAGGAATATACTGACTGATAATTCTTGCTTTGATGCCACCATCTTGTAGTATAGTTCTTACTACGATCAGTATCTCTCGTTCTTCGAGAAGATCTGTTCTCTCTTTTTGTTTTTGTACTAGGGCTTCTTCTAATTTCTGCAGCTTAGACGTATCAACTTCTTCAACTTCTTTCTGCGCATTATCTAATTCTTTCTTCATAGACAATAACGCGTTCTTAGACATTTTGATTTCAGCACGATATTCAGATATCTTAAAGTTAACAGACTGAATTTCATCTTCAATTTTAGATATTGAGTTAAGCCTTTTCTGATGTTCTTTGATAGTTTCTGCTACAGTTACAAGACCGCTTTCAATATCTGCTTTAAGTGTATTCTTCTCTGAGATTTGTTCTGCTTTGAAATCATGAGCGATACCTTGTTTGCACGTTGGACAGTCGTCGTTGTGTTCGTAGAACGATAACTCTTTTTCAAATGCAATACGGTTGCGCTCTAGTTCTGCACGTTTTTCTGTAGCAGTTTGGAATTTCTTTTTCTCATCAGGTTTGTCTGAGATGTCGTCATATAATACTTTAAGTATCTCGTCTTGTGCATCAATGAGATCATTCTTGGCTTCAACAGTATCAATCTCGCCACCCATTTTCTCTTTGATCTTATTCACTTCGATAGTTTTAATCTTACGAATCTCTTCGTCATGCTCTTTAGCACTTTCGATCTTAGTATCGTTAAGCTCAATCTGATAAGCGTTTTCATTGATCTCATCTTTATTTTCACTCATTGTATTTTTAGCAAGTACTCCCATCGTACTAAAGACTTGGATATCAAGTAAATCTTCAATGATAATACGACGCTGACCTGCATTTAGTTCCATAAAGGGAATATACGTAGCTGAACCTAATACAACAATTTGATTGAATGATCTATAATTGATTCCAAGGATAGATTGCTCAAGATAACTTTGATAATCTTTCTTGGCAGCGTCTTGGTTAATCATTGCGCCGTCTTGCCATATTTCAAATACAGCTGGTCTCATACCTCGTCTGATCATATAGTTCTTACCACCAGCAGAGAAGTATAACTCTACCAATAGCTCTTTAGCGTTGATCGTATTAATAAGCTGAACTTTATTGACTTTACGAAAAGCTCGGTCGTATAAACCATAAACGACTGCATCAAGCAGTGTGCTTTTACCAGCGCCGTTAGCACCACTAACAAGAGTGGTTGGTTTTGCATCAAAATCGATGGTTGTAAATGTATTACCTGTTGATAATATGTTTTTATATTTTATCTTTCTGAATGTTATTCGCATTATAGGTTAAGGGCCTCATGATATAAGTCATCAATTACTTGCTTGACACGTAATTTGTCAACTTGTGTCTCGATACTATCAATGTACTGATGCAATATTTCACCAGTGTCTTTTGTTTCATCTAATATTTCGTCTACACCAGCGCTTTCTAAATTTAGACTATCGTCGATTGTTTTCACATCGACTGCACCACATTCACTCATACGATTCATAAAGAGATCATACAAATAAGCGTTGGTACGATTTTTAACAATAACCTTTACAAAAGTATCTTTAAAACGATCAACGTCATAGTTAGCAACGTCATCAACTGTCCAATCAGAATCGTCATAATCTATTTTGTAAAAGACACGGTTAGGATTTTCAATCTTAGTCATACTTCGATCTTCAGTATCGAATACATGGAAGCCACGACTACCATTATAGTCAGACCAAGTCATTTCGTAAGGTGCGCCAAGGTATTCAATGTTTCCATACCTAGATGGGTGGTGGAAATGGCCAGAGTAAACATTTTCAAAATTTGTAAACACGTTCATGTCAGTGCCGTGTGTACATGGAACTCCTTTAAGCATCTCAAAGCCTTTCACTTCAAGATGGCCCATTACAACATCGGCTGTACTTTCGGCTAACATCTTATGGTTATATTCTGCATTCTCTTTATTGATCCAAGGAAGCATTAGGAAAGTAGTATTTCCAAGTGTAAGATGTTCTGCTTTATCTTCGTATAAATTAAATTGTTTGAAATCATTTGTCAATAGATTCATGCTATTAACTTCGTTAGTATTCGTATAGTAGATATCATGATTACCAATTAAACAATGAAAGTCTATATCACGGTCTGCTAAGTGTTGGAAGAAGAAACTTCGGCAACGCTGTAAGCTTACATAGTTGATATATTTCCTACGATCAAAGGTATCGCCCA